ATCAGTTTTGGGAGTGGCCATTATTAATGTTGTTAAGGTTTTTATATCTAGAGCCTCGGAGGCCATAGAATATGTAGCAATTATTATATTTTTTGATTCACTTTTTTTCAATTCTATTTCTTTCATTCCTCCAACATAGTAACCCACCGATGCAAAATTCCTTTCTTCAATCGCCTTAAATAAATAAACTAATAAACACTTATTATGTCCTAATATCATAATTTGTTGCTCATTATTTTCTTTATATAAATTTTCTAATATTTTCAAAATAAATTCACTTCGGTGACTGTAATTACATAGTTTTGAAATCATTGTACTATATAATGGATTTCCTCGATAATCATAAACCATTTCATTAAAATCTTCATCCTCTACTTTATAGTCAATTGCTTTTACTATTACATTATGATCTTCTTTATTCTCTTCCTTATACATTATTTCCCCTAGGAACATTTTAAATACTTTTGTTAATCCGTCTTTTCTTTCCATTGTTGCAGATAACCCAAGTACATATGGTGTGACTATTTTAAACAATGAACGAACAAATACTTCCGCAGCTATATGATGTACTTCATCGACAATAGTTAGTCCAAATTTCCCAAATAGTTCAGGAGGATATGATTTCATAGATAAAGACTGCAACATTCCAATTACAATATCCTTGTCTTCAATGTCTAAAGTTTGACCTTGAATTCTTCCTACTTTAGCATTTGGTAAAAATTGCTCAATCCTTTCTAACCATTGATTTAACAAAAAGCTCTTATGAACAATTACAATTGTTTTTACCTTCATCATAGAAATTATCTTTAAGGCCATTACTGTTTTTCCTCTTCCACACCCAATTTCTATTAAACCTCCTCCTTTTTCGTGTGCTGTTTTATAATATGTATTAACGATTTTATTTTGATAATCTCTTAATTCACCTTCAAATGGACAATTAATTGGTATAGAATCACTTATTCTATTTTCTTCTGGAGTTCCATACAACGAATTTCCAAAAAATCGAGGAATATATATTTTTTGATTGGATTCTCGAAATATTTCAAAACTTGGAGGTTGTATTGTAGATTGAGGTATGTAGGGTTTAACGCTTAATTCTTTTCTTATAAATTGTTGTTCATTTACCGTTATACTATTTTTATAAATACTGTAACCCTTAGGACCTAAATAACTCATAATAATAATGAAGGATTATATTTAGGTAAATTATATTCAATTTTAAAATATTTCATTTTATATATAAAATGAATTCATTGAAAAAAATGAGTCAATTAGACTGGATTATAACCAGTATCTTGGTAATTTATATTATTTCAGGAATTGTTTTACCTGTGTCTGAATTAATCGATACACAATTTGGTATGGCCTTAACTGTCCTACTTGCATTTTCTAGTTTTTACTTTTTTAATGTTGTGATTGGAATATTATTTGTATTATCTGCTTATTTATTAATCGTTCGTTCAAAAAAAGAAACAGGAACTCAAGCAATTTCTGATTATGTATCCACTGAAGAATCAAAATATAAAGACATGAAAAATATGAATTATTTTCCCAAAACGGTTGAAGAAGAAGTTGTTGCAAAAATGACTCCTATGGTTGCCCCTGCACCTTTAGAACCAGCTTCTTATCAACCATTGATGAATGATAAATTAGAATTCTCCCTTGTTAATGAACAATAAGTAAAAAAATAAATTTAATTTATTTATTGTTTAATTTTTTTTTATTAAAAATATTCCATGCCACTTGACTTCCTTTATAGACTATTGTTAGTCCCATTATTGAAAGAATAAATAAAATATATGGACTTTTCATTATATCTGAAATATTAAATTCACTTGGCAATGATAAATTTAAAGATTTATTCTTACTATATAAAATCTCTCCGTCTTCCCCTACTGGATTACATTCAATGTAAATATCATCTTCCATATCTTGGGTTCTAGTTCCATAAAATGCACCTTTAGGGTTTAAAAATAATTGTGGTCCATTTTTAGTTTCAAAGGAATGAGGCCCAATTGTAGTTATCATATTCTCAAATGTTTTGGTATCTATTGATACAAATCCACTAAATACTATAAAATTATGTTTTCCATTACAAGGCGGAATAGGAAGGGTTGCTTCATAAGTATAAAATGAACCTTTAGGAATTAAAGAATTAATATTAAAATTAGAAAAATTAATAGTTGCAGCATCATCTGTATTAGGAGTACGAGTTGCAGTATTTGAAAATAATGTTTCTAAAAGTTGAGAACCCTCAGTTTTCAAAGATGATTTAACAATTGGAATACATAAAATTACACTTGAATCGGTACCAGTATGGTAAATTAAGATTTCTCCATCTAATTGTTTTCCCTCGTATTTATTAAGCGATGGTTGGAAAATTTGTATTTCAGTTGCTTTTATTTTCATATTATTGTATTCAACTTCGGGACTTGAATTTTCATCATAAGGAATAGATATATAATATGCATTATTTGTTACATTACAAGTACTATTTGAATACTTATATGAAAATGCACATTTTTTGTCACAAATATTTTTTACTAAAGATTTAGATATATTTATAGGTGAAGTAGATGTTGTACAGCTCATTAATATAAACATATAAATAAAAATATATATATTTATATAAATGCCAAAAAAAAATACATTCCGTAAAATTAAAAAAAGATTAAATAAACAAAAAACATTAAAAAAAATTAGAAATAAATACAAAAAAAGAGGGGGTAAAAGGGTTGCAATTAAAGATTATTTTGAAAACGCTTCTGTCTCAATCCCTGTTTTTAATAAAAAAAATATTAAAATCATTGATCCTGATGAAAATAACATAAACAATACATATGAAAATAATAATTCTCCTACATTAACCTCGTCATCTTCCAATAAATTATGGAATAAACGAAAAAACAATACTAATCAAACAATGGAAAATATTGTTTCAGAGATTCAGAATTCCTCTAATTAATTTCTTTTAAAATACATATAATTTAAATAAAAAAAACAAGAATTAAATGGATTAAAAAATAAGGAAGAGACTGAAATATGATCTGCTCCTTCCCTCTTATACATTGTCACATCATATAAGGATCGAACTCCTCCCCCTGCAATTACTTGAGTATCTTTATATTTTGTTTTAATTATATTTATTTTTTCTTTTGTAAATGGCATTAATGCCTTTCCACTTAACCCTCCCTCTTTAACTGGAATAGTATTACTACAATGAAATTGTCTAAATCCTTGTTTATAATAATGATCAATTTGATCCTCACAAATATTTGGAGATAATTTTAATATACACCATTTCCTATTTGGATTAATAAATGATCCTAATCCTTTATTTATTAATTGTTTATCTACATTTGGACAACTTACATTAATTTCAATACTCCTATTCTCTGGAATCTTTTGACATAATTTTTCAATATCCTCAGGCTTTAATATTGCTATTGATATTATTTCTTCTTTGTCTATATTTTTTAATGCCCAGTCTATACCTTTATTGCGCAATCCTATTTTATTGACCCAACCTCCATATTTCTTTGAATACCTTAATGTTTTAATAATTTGTTTCAATAATCCTTCTCGGGGTTCTAATGTAAAACTACCAGTAATTGAAATAGAATTTGGTAATTTTATATAATTTCCAAATGGAGGACTTATAAATAACATGTTTATAAATCTAAATTATTTAAATCATCTAAATAATCCTTACATGTGAATAAAATACTTTTAATAACACAAACAAAGGTTTGATCGTTTTGATAGGTTATTCCTAAATTTTGTAATCCATCGAAAATACTTCTTATGAAAATTTGTTCCTCTTTTAAATAGGATATAATTACATATCGATTTTCGTTATTTTTATAATATCTATTTAGTAAATCAACTTGTTTGAAATAAAATACAAAGGAATTGTAAAAATAATCATTTTTTATTTCGTCTGTGTTATCTAAACAAAATAAAGGAAAACATAATCGAGGCGATACATAATCATTATTAATTTGAATTTTTTCATTTGACTCCACATATTTCAGATATTTTAATTGTTGATGTAATTTATCTAAATTTTTATAACAAAATTCCATAACTTTATTTTCCATTTTACATTATATTCATATTTTTATAAAAATGGTAAATAATTTAAGGTCTGATTTTCATATAATGTTACTTTGAACTCTTCTTCATATCCTTCTACAAATATTCTCTCAAATGTACATAATGAATCAATTCCATATTCATTTGAACCACTTCGTCCTTTATATCTTATTGGTAATTTTATATTATTAGAATCTATTGTATAATATTGCCATTTATCTCTATTTGTATATAATGGTCTCCCCATTAATGGAAACACTTTTGTTTTTCCATGTAAAGTTGTAATTATACCTACTTGTCTGTAATTGGTATTAACAGCATTTGTTGAAACATTAATAGGAATTCCACCGTATTGACCGTCATTAATATATCTGGTATCTTTTAATGGAGGAGAATAAGGATTCAATAAAATATCATTAGGAGTATTAGTATATCCGTAATTGGGTCTAGTTTTTAAGATTGGTTCATTAGAATTTAAAACAGCTTGTTGATATACAATTGGTTGTGAAAACAAGGTTATTAAAATACAAATAACTAATAAAAAAATAATAATAAATATATATTTATTATTTTTCATTCTTATACAATCTATTTAGATTATTTGTTGTAAATTATTAAAGTATGAATTTACAATAAGTACATTATCATAATTTTCATAATCTAAATTTTTAAATTCATTCATTTTTTCAGTATCAATCATATGTGCTATATTCCAACTACTTTTTTTATATAAACTAGTACTTGGCTTAATAGTTTCACACTTTGAAATTATTTCTCTCGATTTTTCTTTTAAATAGGTATCAGTATAAAGAATTTGTTTAACAAATTTATGTTTTCCCTTTTTATATTTTTCTTTATGAACCCCTCCTCCTCTTTGTTCTTTTATTCCATAGAGCATTTCAAAACTAGGCCATCTATAGTGATTAATAGTAAGTATTTTACTGTCATTTTCTATAATTTGCGTGTTTTTCAACTGATTATATTCAACTCCATGAATTCCTAATTGAATATTTTCCTTTATTAATTTTTTTGTATTGACGATACATTTAAATTGCCTTTTGGGTTCTACTCCTATTACTTTTGTATTGGCTTCAATAATTGATTTTGGATGGTAAAATGACCCAGGGGCAAATAGCTGAGGTCTGATAAAAAAAACATCACAGTTCGAGACGCTTTTAATTGCTTCTTTTACAGAATCAAAAGATTTGGAATATATGAATTCATCAACATCAACTACCCCTAACCAATCAACTTTATCAGAAATAGAATGAAAATATTTTCTATATGATTCAATTTGACCTAAGTTTGGTTCTTTAAAAACTTCAACATTTGAAAATTCATTTATATTATAATTATCTTCAGATCCATTATCAATCAACCAAATATAATCAAATCCCCATTTTTGGTGATGTTGAATCCATTCATGTAGTAAGCTTTTTTCATTTTTAAAATATGCTAATAAACCTATCATTAATATATTTTTATAATTTTTTTTTTAATTATTTTTTCATCGAAGAAGACATTTGGTTAAAAATATCCCCAATTCCAGATAAATTTTTCATATCAAAGCTTTCTAACATACTTTTGGCATTTTTTAACATGGGTCCCATGTTTTCCATAGATTTGGCCAATTCTGTTTGTTTGCTTATTAATCGTTGGGTATCCTTTGTAAGATTTGTTAATCCTTCGTTTCCTAGAATATCCTGTAAGTTATCATAAGAAGCCTCTAGAGTACTTTGGTAATCTATGTTATTATTTTTCTTTTTTTTATTTTTGGAAGAAGAGCTTGAACTTTCACTTGGTAAAGGATCTTTAAATTCTTTAGATTTATTATCCTCATCATCATCTTCTGGTTCCTCTTCGTCTTCTTCAGAAGAAGTTTCCTCGGTAGAAGATCCTTTCATTGATTCAATAGCTTTTGAAGGGCTAAAAAATATATTGGTTACCAAAATTGCTGATAATAATATAATTGAAATATTTTGAGTAAAAAAATTAACTATCAAAGCTACAATTCCAAAAAATAACAAAGAATTGTATTGACGAAGACTAAGATATCCTATTAAATTTGTAATAGAGAGAAAAACCACTAAATAGAAAACATATTTATTTGAAAAAAAACGATCAATTTGCATATTATATATATAATATATAAATTAATTTCTTATCTTTTGCTAGTTTTTGTTCTTGATTTTAGTTTCATTCTAGTCCTTAATGTTTTTTTTTGCCAATTGTACCCTCCCTTTTTATTTTTTTTTAATGACATCCTCTTTTTTCTTTTTCTCTTTCCTCCAAAAAATCCTGTTCCAGAATTATTATTATTCTCTTCAGAAGGAG